ATGGTAGCTGATTCGCCTTCATTTCTAATCTGGATCGTTGCTCTTTCAAACGCCTCTATGCCTTGTCCTTGTATCATTACGGTAGTGCCTGAAAATGTTGTTACCGCATTTTCTATCAGCATTGTCCGAACTGAATTACTTAATCTTTTATTGGTTACAGTATTTGCCATTAATCAGCCCTCTTGGATTTCTTAAGTCCTTTAGGCTTTTTAAGTGCTTTGTCTACTTTTTGCTGGATCTTGCTTTTACCTTTTTTGGGCTTAGAAGGTCGGCCCCGAGGTTTAGCAGGTTTGACGTGAGTCTTAATCCCGCCACCAACTTTAGGGGTAGAGTTTTTTGTAACTTCAAAGTCCCTGTTTTTTTCAAGTTGTTCAGCGAGTCTTTTGCTTTTGACCTCAACGGCTTGGTTGGGTCTCCAAGTAATCCAACGCCCAGTAGGTAGCCTACGGCGAGTGAACCTAGTGCCAGTGTAGGTGATTTTGACCATTTAATAAGTCCTCCAATCACTCTATGCCAATAGGTCTCGGATACTTCCGCTTGTGTCTCTTCTGTATGCTACTAATTCAGCAGCCGTAATAAATGCATATTCTCTGCTGAGAACTTGCCTTACAGCTAAGTTAGTGTTGTCTACATAAGTTGTTGGAGCTGCTACTCTCATAGCTAAGCTTGCCATATCTAATAAGTACATCCTTGATCCACCGTCTTTTGGTACGTGTTGTGATAGGAATATTGGTATTCCATCATATGCACCGACTCGTGAATCAAAATTCAAACCTGCTTCTCCAGTAACACCATTCATGTTAGCTGCTCCACCGTTTGATAAAGTATAATGTCCTGCACCAGTTGATGCTTGCATTAATTGTTTTAGATTCTGATAAGTATCGAAACCTGTTAGAATAACTAAGTCGTTGTAGTTTACACCATTTTCTAGTAATCCTGCGATTCCTGCATCAATGTCTGCTAAAGCTAAAGCATCGTTGCTTCCATCATCTGTAAAGTGAGTGTATCCTGCATCGAACCAAGATTCTGTTGATATATTTAATCCATACATATCACAGTCTGCTTCATTGTTTGCTGGGGATTGTGCATCAGTTACATATTCTAATGTTGATGTTGCTCGATCCAATGATTCTAAATTATTTGCTGCTGCTCCAGTTCCTGTTTCAACAGATGTTAATAGTTGTGCATCAATGTAGAAAGCGTGTGCTTCTCCATTTTCTTTTCTCATAAATGCTGCTAAGTTACCAAGACCATCATCTGATTCTGATAAGATTTCAGCTTTTGAAGACATTTGCCATGGGGTTACAATTTCTTTTAGAGTCAAAGTGACTTCAGAAATCTCTGGGTGGTCAGTCTCTGGGAATGCTCCACCTTCTGCAACTCCAGCGGTTGTTGTAGCTCTTGCTGTTAATGCTCTGAAACCTGATTGTGTCCATGGTTCCTTCTTCAAAAGTTTAAAAACTTCTGACTTAGTGTTTAACTGACTATAAACTTTAGCACCAAACATGGTGTTTAATCCAGCATTTGTTAATGCCGTTGTGTCTATATTGTCGTCAGCTTTACTAATGCCGTATCTCTTGGATATTCCAAGTGTGCCGCCATAATAAGCGTTCACATATTCTTCCATACTCATTCCTGCCATATTTAGTTGTCTCCTATTGTGTCTTCAAGCTCTTCCCAAGATTTTTCCATATTGTTCCAATCTATAGTTGTTGCTTTAGGATTGTCATTTACTGGAGCTGCTGGTGTAACCTTCGATCCAGTGTAAACGGATATTCCGTATTTTTTAAGTGATTTCATAACTACTTCTAATGAAGGGTCTGCTTCGGTTTCAGTTTCAGATTTCTCTTCTTCTTCTAGAAGTTCTTCTTCTTCTTTTGCTTCCTCTTCTTCTGGAAGTGCCATTTCATCTAATTTTAGTTTCATTGCTTTCATTTCATCTGCAAGCATTTCTAATGTTAATTCAGCTTCATCTTCTTTGATTTCTTCTTCAACAACATCAGGTAACTCGTCAGGAGAAATAACTTCAACGCTAACTTCTTCAGATTTAACTTCAGGTTCTTCTTCTGCTTTTTCAGTGCCGCATTCGCAGCCTGCATCTTTCTTAGCCATAAGTCCTACTTTATTAGTTTCATTTATAAAGTTAGGGGTTTTGTCGGCTTTAGCCATTGCAACCTCTGTAACAGTAGCTTCTATGTTAGCTGGATTGTCGCCAACCCAAGATACTGACCATAATCCAAGATCATTTATTTTGTTAAAACAAGTGTCCGCTCCTTCTGGGCAAACCATATCTTGCGATAACGTTTCGCCCCTAATACTACTTGCACCTTTTGTTCCAAAATCTTTTATCTCATCCCAGACCTTGTTATGCATTTCTAATTGATTGTGGATTCCATACTTTACTTTTATCTTACCGTCATCAATCTTGTAAGCTAATGGTAATCCTATTGGTATCTCTTCATGTTGATAAGAATAAACACCGTACTTCATATAGAAATCCATTGACTCTTCTAATACATTAGTTGGGATCAAATCATTTTGTTTGTCTATAATTGGAGCATTAATGTAAGTCTCCATTACTCTGTCATTGTACCATTCTTTTCGATAAACTTTCCAGCCTTTAGAATCAGGAGCCATGTTGATAGTGTATATTGCTACTATTTATTTGTGACGGTTATGTCGGCTTACAAATATTTGCGTATCTTGGCAATCCTCTACGCAATCTCGGCAATCACAATCTTCAAGATATTCAATATCCTCTTTTAAATCGTTAAACATCATTGTCCAAAATGTCTTAGCATCTTTTACATCATATCCTAAATCTGCTTCCATTACAGAACAATGTCTGCCATGTCCAAATGATTTACCTTCTGGAGCATACCATCCACACTCAGCAGTTTTCCAATACATATCTGTTTCGCCTTCAATTTCTATATTGTGTTTTTTGGCTAATGCAAATACTTTTTGTTTACTCATTAGTATCCCCATTTCCTACAGTGATTCATGTGTTGAAAAGCTTTTACATAAAATGTAATTGGCGTTAGAACTAGTTTAACAAGTTTCATTGTTTCCATATCATGTTAGTATTGTGGGGTTATATAAGCTTTTAAGGGAGAGTTAAGCTTGGTAAACTAAATTCTACAGCACAAATGCACTCCGCCCACACCTATCTATATTAGTAAAAAGGGCAGGGAAAGATTATATAAACAGTGGGCGTTAGGTAGTTGTGGCAAGAGCCATAAGAGGTGATTAACAAATCATGACAAACAAACGCAAAAACAATGACGACGACGAATGTACCTGTAATCGATGTGGTGCAATGGTTCTTCCATTAGGTGGAACTGCACGCTGCTTCAACGGGCATCGCCAATAATAGTCAAAACGCAAGCAGAGGAATTTCCCGCCAATGAACGGGATTGGATTGCATAAGCATGTGTTCTAATGAACACGGGGTGAAATCCCCCTTAGTGAGCCCGTCTGCCGAATCATCGGCAAGAGTCTTTGTTGGCACTAACGTCAACACTGGAGAGCAAGTCCGCATTCCAGCAGTGGAGATTTGTTGTTCAGGTTATGGCAACAAAGGATGTGGTTGGATTGACTACTATCCTAAAGGTGGTGCAGAGGACACATTGAAAATGTGTAATTACTGTATCAAGGAGGCAAGCAAAGAGCGTGTTCAGAAAGCAATGGGAGTTTTGAATAGCTTGTTTAAGAAGAAGCCATGATTAAAGATTCTTCTTAAAGAACTCAGCCACTCTTCTGTAGTTGTTTTCAAAAGCGGGTCTGAGATATGGCTTAGGCCCGCCATTGGGGCCGCCACCAGTTGGACTTCCAAACTCAACAAAAGCGGCGTATTCTAAATTAGTACCAATTCTTTTGTTCAGATTTCTTCTTTTAACATTGATAGAGCCACGTAAACGACCTGTATCTACTGGAACAATACGTTGGGCAGCCAAAGAGATTGCATCCGCAGTATCATCCAATGCTGCATCCAAAACATTAGGATGAGTTTCAGCTATCTTTTGTAATGTAGATTTGAAAGCTTCACTACCTTTAATTGTAATTCCCATTACTCATAACCTAGAACTTCATCAACACTAGCATTGCCATATTTGGCTTTCCATTTCTTTGCAATAATCTTCTTACCCTTTTCATACATTACCATTCGCTTTGCTGTGTTAGCTTGTTTACGTGCAATCCTATTTCCATTCTTCCACGCTAACTCATCAGTACATTCTTGACAAATACCATTACTAAGAATGTGTACTCTCATTGCTCCTGCACTACATTTT